GATCGTTGGAAGCTGCGGTCTAAGTTTTACAAGGGCATTGCTGATGCGATGGCTATGCAGTGGGGGTGCTTGGCATGATTTTACTACAGGAATATACGATCCGAGCGAACCGAGGTCGCCCTCGCATTTGGTTGGAGGGCAAGCGGTTGGTCGAGGCAGGTTACGAGCGTGGAGTTCGGTTTGACTTGGTTCCATTACCGTTGCGTGATGGTGGCATGGTGTTGGCTCAAAACGAGGATGGCACTGGCAAGCGCAAGGTATCTGGGAAGGGTGACCGCCCTATTATTGACATCGTTGGAGCGGAGATTGTGAAGAGCAAGTTGCGTGTTGGCGATGAGGTCGTGATCACTTACGATTGTGATGTACGGGAGATTTTAATCAGGAGGAAAGAGAATGCCTAATCATTGTTATCAGCAAGTAGAGATTTGTGGGCCGAGGTTCTTGGTCAAGGAATTGTATGGTCATTTAACCAAGGCTGACCCAGAGTTTTGTCAGGTTGTGAAGCCGATGCCGTTCGAGCAATGGCTTGCCCCGAAGGCTAAGTGGAGAGACTACGAGGTCGAGGGTTGGTATGACTGGCGTGTCAACAACTGGGGTACAAAGTGGGATGTCGTTAATGTTGAGATCACGCAATCCCTTTTGCTTCACGATGATGAAGAGGACGTTGCACCTGAGAGTATGAGCGCATCGTTTTGTTTCAACTGTTGGACTGCGTGGGCACCACCTGTCCCAGTGTGGGACAAGTTGCATTCGATGGGTATCAGTGTGGACGCTGATTATCAGGATGAGGGCGGCATGTTCGAGGGTAGATACCTCAATGGCGATGACACCACTTGGACACCAGAAGATGAGGAGGAGATGGAGGATGCCTAGTTTACCATTGAACCAAGAGCAGTTGGAAAACTTTATCTTGCACCATGTACATCTGTGGGCACAACAATCTCAGAAGGACATCGGTGACGGCTCGTTGAGCGAGGCTATGGAGTTAGAGTTCGGGGCATTCTATGTGCGACTTGCGGACAAGTTACGCAAGGAGGTGTTGCCCAAGTTCGAGGATGCAGCGTGATGGGTAAAATAAAAAACTTGTTGATCGAAGAAATGGAAACACCGATCATGGAAACATGTTCGGACTGTGAAGGGGAGGGCCGCGTTTATTACGAGGTGGCCCGACCTCAAAGTTTCAGCCGTGACATTGGCTACTTGGAGGAGGTCGAAGAAACATGTTCGACTTGCAACGGGGATGGTCAGGTGGAACGGTTGTGTGAGTGCGGAGAGGCAGTGACGTTGGGCATGGGCCACGATGCATATATTTGTGAAGAATGTTTTAGCGAAGGAGAAAGACTATGATTAAAGAATTTTGGCAACGGCTGACGCGCAAGCGTCAAAGCAACAAGAAGCTAACGAGGAAGGAGCAGATCCTTGCTGAGTTGGACCGAGGTGCAGGGACCGCGAAGCAATTAGCTGACCGCATGGGATTGAAGCTGACGATTGTTCGTTCGAACCTGTCTGCCCTACACAAGCAGGGATTGATCAGGGACACGGGCCAAGATGCAGGAACCGAGGGAGTGTGGGAGGTTGTGAAGTGATTGAGTATTTCACGGCTCTTGTGATTGCGTACAGTATACAAGATTACGACATGGAGATTGCTATTTGGTTCGAGAGCGAGAAGCATTGTTCCTCGGCTATGAATAGTGGGAGTGCAGATGGGATCTACAACCATCTGTACGATCTCTATGGCAACGACATCATGATGACTTGCGCGACTACTGAAAAAGTATCGAAGTATATCAGACCAAAAGCGAGACCAGAGAGGGAGGAAGTTGATGGGTGACGAGCAGCTAACAGGATGGCAAGCGTCACAGTTACGATGGCTCAAGCAACAAGTCGATAATCTAGCTGACGAGAGTAAGCGCGATGATGCCAGACCGAGGATAGAACAGGAATTGTTTGCCGCAATGGAAGAGTTGGATGATTATGTGGACGCTCTGAAGGAAGCAGGTATCAACATCGAACACAGAAGAAGATCATGGCAGGGTGTAGTATGAGCAGATGGACTGACCGCCAGAAAGAAATGCAGGGGTACAGACGTAAGATGGCAAACGGCATGAAGGTGTCATTGTCTGATGCACCGTGGGACAAGAAGGAAGAGGAGGATGATCGATCACGAAGAGAAACTGAGGATCATGGCACTAGCGATACGAAAGGGGATTGACGTTCGGGGTCCCGAGGCTGTGTCGATCTTGGAAGATGCCGCTGACTACATACAATTTTTATTTGAAGAGTGGGGTCGTGAGGACGAAGCCGAAGCCATCGCCCCCGAGGAAGGAGAGTAAATGGAAACCAGGATAGAGGCAATACGAGATTTGATTATCAGGAAAGAAAAAGAGTTGGACGATATAGAATGGGCAGACCCGCAGGATCCGAGGATCGAGGGACTTGTTCAAGAGTTAAATGATTACAAGAAACGAGAAGGGGACGGCGAGTTATACGAGCCGAATTTTTAAATGTTAACAGAAGTAAAAGAAGTAATAATCGAAGAGACAACGTACGCGGACAGTGCGTTTGGTGTAACCGAGGAGGGGGACGGTGTGTTCTTCAACTCTCGGATTGTACAGAAGATGGGACTGAAAGGTGGACAGACAGTGCAAGCTTACCTCGTGCCCAACTTTCCTGACAAGCGAGACAGTATTCCATGGAGGGCAATGCGTGTTGAGGTGACGCACGAACAAGAGAACATCGAAGTCACTCCGACTACGCTGCGCGATAGGATCCACCGCCTGTTGAAAGGGGACATGTCAGTAATGTGGACAGTGACTGAGATAGCCGAGGAACTCGAAGAGGACGAAGAGGTTGTGGCTAGGTTGTTGGCTGAAGACAAATCAGTCATGTCCACCACTGTTTATTTCATGTGACTTGCATTCCGCTTGCGACTGGGGTAGAGATAGTCAACATGTTTTGTACAACAGGAGATTGACATGGCAAAAAAACTGGCAAGTGCCCCACATCTAACAGACGATGTGCTTAAAACAAAAAAGAAAGAGGCATTGAAGTTCAAGAACGTAGCCGTTCTGTTGGACGATCACGCAATGCTGCATGAACTAGCAACCGAGGACCAAAGGTCCATGGCTCGACAACTATCTGTACTGATAAGAAAAGCCTATGAAAATAAAAATAAGTCTGCTATAAATTAGTAGGAATCATTTCCTTTTGCTCGATGAGGCCCACGCCTGTGGCTTCATTGCTCGATAACTCCCCACCTGGTTAGGTCACGCACTGCAACGGTGGGGATTTTTTTATTCAAAGTCTTGAGGTGTAAGTTCCTCGAACCGAGACGCAGGTTTAAACATGCTGATCTTCACACGCTGACGAAAGAATGTTGCGTGTTGCGGATAGTCTCTGGCGAACCACTGGGTGTAGAAAGTCTTGTGGTTGTTGTTTACTTTGAAGGTGGTCTTGCCGTCCACATCGGGACGGTCAGTGTGCCAACGGATCTGTGCAAAGATTGCATCGGCCCCGTAATTCTGAAACCCTCGATTGATTATGTCGAAGGTAAACCGACAGAACAGTTCGTATATCTCGGGATGTTCCTTATGATATTTCAGTGCGGCCTCTTCCATCTGATCGTATCGTGTTCGATCACGGGTAAAGTTCATCTCTGTCTGTGTCATTTCTTGGCCTCGTTTGGTTTACCTTTCTTGCCTTCACGCAATCGATCAGGTTCTTTGGTATAGCCTCGGATCTGCGTGACGTTGTGCTTTTTCATTCCTTTCAAGAATGCTCTGGCTATGTCCTCATCCAAACCTGTCTGCATCGAAAACTCTTTGGCTCCAGTGTCGAGGTGCCTGAGACCACGTTTGTAGTCTACGATTGTTTCAATAGCAGCTTCGTGTTTTAGTCTATCGCTTTTAGTGTTAGCCATTCTCGTGCCTCTTCTCCTAATACTTTTGCACCAATATCAATCTTGGCTCGAAGGGACTTGACGATCTTCTCATCGATGGTGCCCTCACAAATTAGATCCACATAGGTGACAGGGTTCTTCTGACCGATACGATGCGCCCGATCTTCAGACTGGATCCTTGTCTCCAGATTGAAATCGTTGGCGTAGTATACCACAAGATCAGCCTCGGTCAGAGTTAAACCGTACCCTGCGGTAGATGGATTGCCGACAAAATACTTGAGCGGGTGGTTGGGATCTTGGAAGTTGCGTACGATATTGTTGCGCTCCTCATCCCCTGTGTCCCCGAAGTATCCTGCGGCTGCATGTTCCCCGTATTTCTTTTGCAACGTGAGAACGATTGCTTGTATGTCGTAGCGAAAGCGTGACCAGATGATTGCTTTACCGTCATGCTCATCCATTATTTCTTGCAGAGCATCCATGCGTTTGGTCGGGAAGGTAACGACTTTGCCCTCGTCAGTCTTGATGTGACCCGACAGAACCTGTTGCAATCTAAGTAGCTGCGTAATTACCGCAGGGGCAGTGACCATCTCACCATCATCGAACAGCATCAATGCTTCCCGTTGGATCCGCTCGTACATCATCTTCTGTTCTTTGGTCAGCGGTATGTAACGTGCGGTGTAAGTTTTCTCGGGCAGATCGAGGCAGTCTTTCTTGAGTACCCGATAGCTGAACCGATCAATCCGATCCGTTAGTTCATCGAGGTTGCGGTAACCCACCACTTGTGTGAACGAGCGACCACCCATGTTTTGTTTCTTGACCACAGCGTATCTGCTTTGGAATGCCCAGTAGGAATCGTATCCAAGGAGACCAGGTCGAAGGAACTCACACTGCGAGAACACATCGAGGGGCGACTTGGTTACTGGCGAACCAGTCAAGAGACGACGGTACGAGAACCCTGCTGCAATTTTCATGAGTGACTTGGTTCGTTTGGCCTTGTGGTTTTTGATTGTGGTGCTTTCATCGATGGCAATCATACCGAACTTGCCTAGTCTTTTTGCCAACCACATCCCTGCGTTCTGTCCTTTGACAGTAGAGAATGCTTCGACGTTCATGACAAAGATAGTCAAGCCAGAGTATGCATCTTTGATACTATTTAATTCTTGTTTTTGCTTCTTGTTTGGTGACGACACCCATCGTATCACTCGATGCGGTACATCATCCGACATATGTTCTGGGATTTCTTTCGCTACCCAGTTGCGGTACACACCTTTTGGTGCAATGATAAGAGCGAAGTTGCACTTACCCTCGAGGAACAGAGAGCCGAGGTTGTCGATTAGAACCTTCGACTTGCCTGTTCCCATCTCCATAAAGAACCCATATGCATCCTTCTTTCCAGCGTGGTCCATTGCGGTCCGTTGATGGTCATATGGTTTAGTTTTAAATTTATAGTTGACAGTCATCTGTAACCTCCCATATAGTGCAAGGTACGACACATTGACTTGTGTGTCAACCACAACCCTGAAGAGGAGAAAACTTTGAGGAAACTATTTCAACTTTGGCGTGGCAACGAAGGCTTCAAGGAGTATGATCTTGGACGTGTTTCAGAAGCTGCGTCGGCAACTCAGTTCCAGAAAGCACAACTGGGCGCTGAGAAAGAAGACAACGATAAGGCTCGAAGAAGTCGTATCGCATGGCTGTCTGATAATACTTGGTTAACAGATAGACTGTGGCGTTTTGCAGAGGAGGCAAACAGAAGAGCGTTTGCATTCGACGTAACTCGATGTTGCGATGTGCAATACACTGAATACCATGCAACCGAGAAGGGACATTATGATTGGCACGTTGATGTGTCGTTCACCAATGACGTTCCTTATGATCGTAAGATATCTCTCACTGTACAACTGAGTGATCCGAACGATTACGAAGGTGGCAACTTTGGTATTCACAATCAGCAACTTCCTGATTGGCACAAAGAGAAAGGCACTGTCTTGGTATTCCCAAGCTACTTGCTGCATAGAGTTGAACCCGTAACAAAAGGCGTTCGTCGTTCTTTGGTTGCGTGGTTCGAAGGTCCACGGTGGAGGTAACAATGACCGAGATATTTGAAGACATATTCGACGAAGCTGATGCGTTAGCAGATGTCGATGAAGGAACTGGGAAGCAATTAAGCCAACTGGTTCGACAACTTCGTAACATCGAACAACAGATCGAAGATACGGAGCAACACCTTAAAACTCTGAAAGCTGAGAAGCAGAAGCTATCTATCGAAAGCATCCCGAACTTGATGGATGAGATGGGCGTGGAGCGTCTCGATGTGGATGGTGTATCGGTGGAGCGTAAGCTTATCGTGCAAGCATCTATACCCGTGGCTAATCGGGAAGAGGCTTTCGAGTGGCTGCGAGATAATCACTTAGATGATATCATCAAGAATGATGTCGTGTGTTCTTTCGGCAAAGGTCAAGACAATCTAGCAGGGGATGTCGTTGGTATCCTGCAAGAGAAAGGGTTTCCCGTAACAACGAAAACCTACGTTCACCCTTCTACATTAAAGGCGTTTGTCAAAGAACGCTTTGAGAATGGTAAACCAATCGACCTCGACTTGTTCGGGGCATTCATAACCAACGCAGCGCAAATACGGAGGAAAGCATAATGAGTACAGCGGTTGCAAAAAAGAAAAGTGCAGAGTTAAGCACAGACGTAATGGACGATATGTTCGCAGACGGTGGAGAAGGTGCAGCCTTTGACGCCAGTGAGTTGATGATCCCATACATTCGTCTTGCACAACAGATGTCACCACAGATTAACAAAAAGGATGCCAAGTTTATCGAGGGTCTTTCGTCTGGTGATATGTACAACACTCTTACCAATGCTATCTACGATGGCGAAGATGGTTTGAATGTCGTGCCTTGTTACGTCACAACTAAATATGCTGAGTTCGTTACACGCGAGAACGGTGGTGGATTTGTACAGGAACTCGATGCGAGTGATCCTGTCATCAATCAGACTACCAAGGATGGTACGATGGACATTCTTCCGAGCGGTAACCAGTTGATCAAATCAGATGAGTATTACTGTCTGATTGTGGATGACGAAGGTAGTTGGGAACCTGCGGTAGTAGATTTCAAAGTGACGGCGATGAAAGTCTCCAAGCGTTGGAAGACACAGATTGCCATGAACAAGGCGAAGAACCCGAAGACAGGACAGATGCAGATCCTTCCTATCTTCAGTACCGTTTGGAAACTCACCACTGTGGATGAGACCAACAAACGGAACGAGACATACTCCAACTATTCAGTCTCCAAGGTTGGTGTACTCGAAGATCGTAACCTGTATCAAGAGGCTCGGACATTTCGTCAGAGTATCGCCGCAGGTGAGGTTAAGGCTTCTGAAGGTCAGCAAGGTGAGAAACCTGCGGACCCAGAAGGGAAAGACGAAATACCCTTCTAAATAGCCGTGGACGCGGTTGACAAAAGTTAACAGTCAACCGCGTCCAGTTAACCTCAACAGGAGCCAAGCATGTCTGATGCAAAAAGATTATTGGCTGCGTTCGAGGGTTCGGATGCAGCATACGGAACAACAAGCGTGGGCCGACGGGGCAGGAACGGGAAGACCGAAGCTGACAGTCGCGTGGTTCACGGTACGTTGGACGAAGAAAAAGTACAGGCGCACATCGAAGGCAAGCAAGGCGTGGGTTCTATCCCAATTAACTCCTCGAACAACTGTAAGTTTGGAGCGTTGGATATCGATACCTATGACCTAAACCTGGAAGCGTTGAACCACAAGGTGCAGTCAATGGGTATGCCGTTGATCTTGTGTCGCTCGAAGTCGGGCGGAGCACACCTGTTTTTATTTTTGAAAGACTGGGAACCTGCGGCCCTGATCCGAGAGTATCTGACAGAGATGTCGATTGCCCTTGGTCATAGCGGCTGCGAGATATTTCCCAAACAAGATAAGATCCTTGCTGAACGTGGGGACGTTGGTAACTTTATCAACATGCCGTATTTCACTGCGGAAGAGACTATGCGCTATGCCATGGACAAGAAGGGCAGGGCCATGGACCTTGAGCAGTTTCTAAAAGCTGTAGAGAAAAAAAGAGTCAGTGCCGCTGACCTAGACAAGCTGACGTTTGGCGGGGATCGAAAGTATTTTACGGACGGACCTTACTGCCTCGAAGTCATGGCAGCACAAGGTAAGATCAGAGACAACCGCAACATTACGATGTTTGCAGTGGGCGTATATTGTCGGCTCAAGTGGCCTGACGATTGGAAGAAGCACCACGAAGAATATAACCGTATGCTTTGCGACCCTGCACTCGAAGCAACAGAGATTGTAAACATACAACGGTCACTCGAAAAGAAACCTACATACTTCTATCAATGTGAGGTGTGTCCGCTCAAAGATTTCTGTGACAAGAACGTATGCAAGACCCGACCCTATGGCGTGGGCAACCAAGCCCCTGACATGCCAAACGTGGGTGGCCTGACAATACTACTATCGGAACCTCGACTGTACTTCATGGATGTGGATGGGCAACGTATGCAACTAAACACCGAGCAACTACAGAACCAAAGTCTTTGGCAACGCCAGTGTATGGAGCAGCTAAGTATGATGCCGCCCACACTCAAGCCACAGAAGTGGCAACAGATGGTCAACGAATTGATGTCGAAGTCTGTAAAGCAAGAGGTGCCAGAAGAGATGACTATCAAAGGTCAGTTCAAGGAATTGCTTCGCGTTTACTGCACAAGCCGTATTCGAGCCATGGCCCCAGAAGAAATGGACATGGGCAAGCCGTGGACCGAGGAAGGATATACAAGGTTTACCATTGCAGGGATCATGCAGTTTTTACACAACCGAGGTTTCAAAGAATACACAAGGGCCGAGGTACAAGAAAGGTTGAAGGAAATGAACGGGGGACAGGAATGCCACGGGCACCACGCTATTCGCAAGGCGGATGGCAAGCGTTCTACGCTGCGTGTCTGGTGGGTTCCTGCATTTGAAGAAGCTGAAGTAGAATTAGAAAGTGAGGGTATGGGTAATGGCATTCCATTCTGAAGAAAAACTAATGAGGATAGCGGAGATTACAGATTGGCTGAACGTCTCCAAGTCCACAATATACAAGTGGGTAAAGGAAGGTACGTTTCCCAAGCCCATTATCTTGGGCGAGGAAACTGGATCCAAGAACAATACCAGTCGTTGGGTTGAGACCGAGGTCGTAGAGTGGTTGGCGTCACGTCCACGAGGCAAGAATGACGAATGAGAAGCTGATCCTTGGCCCACCTGGCTGCGGAAAAACTTACACTCTGATCCAACGGATACACAAAGCCTTCGAGGATGGTGTCCGTCCCGAGGAGATTGCGTTCGTTTCGTTCACGCGTAAGGCGATACAAGAAGCGGTGGAGCGTGTGCTCGATGAGTTCGGATTGAACATCAAACAGCTTGCGTATTTTCGCACTCTGCATTCGATTGCCTTTCGAGCCTTGGGTCTGAACCGTGGCAGCATCATGGACAAGGATGACTGGGCTGCAATGGGTAGGCACCTCGGGGTTTCGTTCGATGGTATGGACAAGACAGATCCTGACAAGGGTGTGTTGGTTGTTGAGACGGGCGGTAGTGGCAGCAAGTACATCCGATTGATAGACAGAGCCAGATACCGTGGAGTGACACTGGAGCAGGAGTACAACGACGAAGGGGACCATGACCTGCACTATCCGAAGATGGTACAGATCGA